TGAAGCTAAGAAAGACGACAGTGCCCTTGGCAAAATCATTGGTCTAATTGAGTGGGTGGATAACCCATTTAAACTGTTCACGGTTATTTTGCTATCGTTCCTAGCGTTTGCTGGTTACTTTGCTTGGGATTCCCGTCAGGTTATCCTTCACGCTATTACCACTCAGGATAAGATGCCACAGTTGGCAAAGCAAGATGAGCTGCTTGCCCCCGCCCGTAGTTTGATGAAAGATGTAGACGGCTTGGTTGTATTGGTTCACAAAGCTAATTTGGCAACTAACAGCCGCACTACTGTATTGGCCTTGAACGTTGACGGCTCACGAGAAAAGACAATGGAAGGCACGGTAACATCCCTTTTCAACGCAAGCGCAGACCGCAATGCCGCTATGGTGGCTATGCTGAATAATGAAGTTCTTTGTGAAGAGTTCAATCCATCATCCAAAGTGGGTGAGTGGGGGGCCAAGCAAGGGGTCAAGTTTATGTGCCGTGGCTCAATACCACCCGATCCGGGTAAGTTTGCTGGATATGTGGCTATTGGCTTTAAACAAAAGCCAGAAGATATTGCGGCATTAAAGACCCGTATTAACTTGGCGGCAACAGATATGTCGGAGGATTGATTATGTTTGAAGTTTTATCCGGGGGCTTGTTAGGCTCCATCTTTGGCGGTCTGTTCCGCATGGCTCCTGAAGTGCTGAAGTTCTTTGACAAGAAGAACGAGCGTGAGCATGAGCTTGCCATGTTCAAAAACCAATGCGAACTAGAACAGATGCGCGGTCAGCAGAAGCTTGCTGAGATCGGTGCGCAGCGTGAAGCCGCAGTGGATGTCGGAGTCATGGATGCCTTCAACGCAGCCATCAACCAACAGGCCGAAATGGTCAAAGCCGCAGGCGGTTGGGTGGCTAGCCTGTCAGCATCCGTCCGTCCCGTAGTGACCTATTGGGTTTTGTTTGTATGGAGCTTCATCCACGTATGGTTTGCTTGGAACGCATGGCTTGCCGGTGCGCCAGCCGTGGAAGTCTTTAAAACCATGATGACCCCTGACTTCTCTGCGTTGCTGTCCGGAACTATTAACTATTGGTTCCTTGATAGAACTCTCAAACAACGTGGCATATGAACCTAGAGTTAGCCGCCGCTCTGTGCCGTCAGTTTGAGGGCTACCGTGCCAAGCCGTACCTGTGTCCGGCTGGCATTCCAACGATTGGCTACGGTTCAACCTACTACTCCGATGGCCGCAAGGTCAGTTTAAACGACCCACCGATGGATGAACCTACGGCACGGGCGCTTTTGATGATGGAGCTTCAGCACACTTATCTGCCCGGAGTCTTGCGTAACTGCCCCGGCCTGATAACAGATGAGCGTAAGTGCAATGCCATCGTAGATTTCTGTTACAACCTTGGTGTTGGACGCTTGCAAACCTCCACGTTAAAGAGGAAAATCAACGCCAATGATTGGGACGGGGCCAAGGAACAATTGATGCTCTGGACTAAAGGGGGCGGCAAAGTACTGCCGGGACTGTTTAAACGCCGCACTGCCGAGTGCGCATTGTTGGATTAACCGATGGCGCTCAAGAAAATACTGTTTAGACCCGGGGTGAATCGAGAGAACACCCGATACGCATCCGAGTCTCTTGGTTCGGTTAATACGGGCACGCAGTCTGTGGGCGGTTGGTATGAATCTGAAAAGGTTCGTTTTCGTGCAGGAACCCCCGAAAAAATCGGTGGTTGGGTTCGCATTTCTGCGCAGTTCTTCCAAGGCGTATGCCGTTCATTGTGGAATTGGGTCACATTAAGTGGTGCTAACTTACTTGGCGTTGGCACTAACCTGAAGTTCTACATTGAATCGGGCGGTACTTATAACGACATCACGCCTATCCGCGCCAGCGGCACGATCAACAATAATCCCTTTGCCTTGACAGCTTCAACCACTGTAACGGTGACGGACACTGCGCATGGCTGTGTGACCGGCGACTTTGTGACATTTAGCGGGGCTGTGGATATTGGCGGTGTTGGCACAAACGTCACAGCGGCGGTATTGAACCAAGAGTTTCAAGTCACGGTAGTGGATGCCAACACATACACCATTGTTATATCTGTAACGCCAAACGCTACAGCTATTGCAGGATCTCCCGGAGGTGGCGCATCTGTCAATGCTGCCTATCAAATTAACGTTGGCCCTGAGTATGCAGTTCCAGCTGTGGGTTGGGGCGCTGGCGCTTGGGGTGCTGGTTTGTTTGGTACAGGCGGCACATCCACCACAACTTTACGTTTGTGGAGTCAATCCAACTTTGGTGAAGACCTAGTGTTCGCTCCTCGTGGCGGCAAGTTGTACTATTGGGATGCAGGATCGGGTTTAAACACACGTGGCGTATTAGTGTCTAGCTTGCCCGGCGCAGATGCGTATGTTCCTTATGTGGTTAATTTTGTATACGTGTCAGATACGAGTCGTTTTGTCTTTGCTTTTGGTACAAATGACCCCGGCGCAGTAAGTCCTTACGCTCTTGACCCCATGCTGATTCGTTGGTCTGACCAAGAATCTGTAACTACATGGACTCCTGCCGCTACCAATCAAGCTGGCAGTATCCGCCTGTCTCACGGCTCAGAAATCATTACCGCAGTACAAACTCGTCAAGAGATTGTGGTTTTCACGGATTCCTCAATATATTCCTTGCAATACCTTGGCCCACCAGCGGTGTGGAGCAGCCAACTGCTTGGTGACAACATCTCAATCCTCGGCCAGAATGCTGCAATTGTGGCTTCTGGTAAAGTCTATTTTATGGGCGTGGATAAGTTCTACGTCTACGACGGTCGTTTAAACACACTCCGCTGCGACTTGCGTCAGTACATCTACAGCGACATTAACCTGACCCAAAGTGCACAGGTTTACGCTGGTACAAGTGAAGGCTTCAATGAGGCATGGTGGTTCTATTGTTCTGCTGGTAGCAACACTGTGGACAAATACGTGGTTTATAACTACCTTGAAGATGTCTGGTACTACGGCACGATGGCACGAACAGCGTGGCTTGATTCAGGTCTGCGCGATTATCCTGTAGCAGCTACATACATCAACAATCTTGTAAATCATGAGCTTGGTGTAGATGACAACAGTACAGCTACCACAACGGCTATTAATTCGTATATCTCATCTTCTGAGTTTGATATTGATGACGGCCATAACTTTGGTTTTGTGTATCGCATCTTGCCTGACTTAACTTTCCGTGGTTCTGAGGGAGGTAACACACCTCAAGTCACAATGACGCTGATTCCATTGCAAAACTCTGGCGCTGGTTATAACGATCCGCAGTCTGAAGGCGGTCAGAGTTACGCAACCATCCAGCGCATTACTACTGTGCCAGTGGAAGAATTCACCGGTCAGGTGTTTGTTCGTGTCCGTGGTCGCCAGATGGTGTTCAAGGTCGAGAACAATTTGATTGGCACGCAGTGGCAGCTTGGCGCTCCTCGTATTGACATCAAGTCTGATGGTAGGAGAGGCAATTCATGAGCATGATTGTCACAACTGAGTATGAGTTGAGTCAGGTAGCTGCGCCTAACCTGCCCCTTGCTACGCCTCAGTATGATGCTCGGTATCTTGATCAACTTAACAACGTTTTGCGCCTGTACTTTAATCAGCTTGACAAGATTCTTGGGCAACTGCAAACCGGTTCTGGCGCTATTGATGGCTCAGGCATTCAGTTTCCATGTGGTGGATTCCAAGACAATACAACGCAAACCGCAGCTAGTGCTAACGTAGCCTATCCCATTACGTTTAATACCACTGACTTTTCTAACGATGTCAGTATTGGCACGCCAACATCAAGGATCGTTGTTGCCAAGGCTGGGTTGTACAACTTTCAATTTTCCGTGCAACTTGATAAAGCTTCTGGAGCCGCTGCCAATGTTTGGATTTGGCCACGTGTCAATGGAACAAACATACCGGATTCCGCATCTAAGGTTGCTATTCAAGGAACTACTGCCGAGTCTGTGCCGGCTTGGAATTTTGTTTTGTCTATGGATGCAAACGACTATTTTGAGCTTGTTTGGCTAACGGATGACAATAACGTTGTTCTAAAACACGAGGCTGGTTTTGGCACTGCGCCAAACAATGTTCCTGAGATCCCATCCGTAATCCTTACGGTAACTTACGTATCGGCACTGCCATGACACTAGAAGAACTCAAAGCACTGTACGGCGAAAAAGGCGCAATGGAGCAGCGTATTACGCCATCCGAACAAGGCGACATTATTGACTACATCCCCATTCAGTATGGGGACGGCTGGATGGCGAGTGAAAAAGATAACAGAAAGATCATTGACTATATTGGTAGCGGCATGGATGCCACGCCCGTATACGATGAAGCGCCAAAAACATTGGGTGGATTTGCCAAACAAGAGGGCGATTACATCTACAACTACGATCCTGAAGGTAACTTTACAGGTCGTACCAAATGGAACGAGAATGATCTCAAGACCATGTGGAATGATCTTGGCCCTATTGCTATGGCTGCCTTGACTATGGGTGGCGGCGCAGGCGCGTTGGGTAATGCCTTGTTTGGTCTGGAAGGCGCTGCGGCAGCTGGCGCTGGTGGCGCGTTAGGTGGGGGCTTTAATGCTGCCATGAACGACCAGAACATTCTAAAAGGCGCGCTATTGGGTGGGGCTTCTGCGGCTGGCGGCGCTGAGCTTGGGGATACCGGTATTAAATTAGGCGACGTCAAGAAAGCGTACGACTTTATCCAAAACCCATCACTAGCGGGCATTGTGAACGCAGCATCGCCCTATGTGCCAGAAATCAGCGCTGGTGGTATGTCTCTTAATGACGTCCTGAAAGGCGTGGGTACGGCACAAGCCTTGGGTAGCGGTGACTACAACAAAGTATTTAAAGCGCTTACTGGCATGGCGGGCGACCAAGGCAAGAGTTTGAAGTCATCCCTTGCAGGTTTTGAGGCCAACCCAGACGACTTTACGGAAGGCTACTTCCAACCCGGTGGCGAAGGTTACAACGCTTTGATGGCTGGGAATACTACAGTTTCAGAAGAACCTGAAAACATTGACGCCCTTTTGCGGGCTTTGTCTCCGTATGCTGCGGACGACGGCGCATCTGTATTCAAGCAGACTGAAGACATCCCTGAGATGGAGACTGTGGCCAAACGCCCTAAGTCTTTTGCCGACATACTGGGCACACCTGACATTTTGGAAACCGTGCCGCAGGATGAAGAACCGTACGTCCCCGGTATCCGTACCAAAGACATTGTGTCCGACATCCCTGACTACATTACGCCAGATCAGATTGACAAGCTTACCGTTGGCACAAATATTGACGACATCCTGCAAACAGTGATCCCCGGTGGCACTAAAACGGTTACGCCCGGTGGAACCAAAATAACTACCCCAGCAGGTACTCAAAATACAAAGCAGGCATTGGCAAACTTAGGTTTAGGTGGCATGCAACAAGTCGCTAGCCAAGACCCGTACGCCGATATAAAATTGATGCAAGAAATGTTTGGCCCTGATATTGCGTACAAACTACTTTCCCTTGGCGGAAACAAAAGGAAATAAATATGAGCGGCGAAGTTTACGACGACTACGGTAATGTGCTGGATATGGGTAATAGCAGTGGGTTTACCACCACTACGTTTGCAGACCCTGCGTCTGACCCAAATACAAACTTTAGCACTAGTACAGACGCAAATTCGCCGGTAAAAGCTGGAGATGTTTTCAAAAACCAAACATCTATGCCAACGGATTTGTCCGGCCTTTCAAAATTCATTGCTGATAACAAAGGTTTGATCCTCGGCGGCGGTGCCTTGGCTGGCTTGATGGGTGCTGGTGACACCAAGTACGGCAAAACGGGATACCAAGGCACAATACCAAGACTGGCTGCGTCCCGCACCATGATCACGGCTCCTCCTACACGCGCTCAAGGCTACCGTCCCGGCGCTGGTGGTATTGATTACGGCGGCGATGTATCTTATACCCGCATGCCTGCGGGCACTGATCCATGGGCTGGTTTGTCTGGTACAAAAGGCACTGCGGCGGGCGCAAATCTAACAACTGTCCCAACTAACATCTCAAACATTGTTACGAACACAGGCGGTACAGATACTAAGGTAACAAATACCGGCTTAACCGCAGAACAGCAAGCCATTGAAAATTGGCGCAAGGGTTTAACGCCACAACAATATTTGTCATCCATCAACCAATGGCTTTTGGACAATCCAAATGCAAGCAAAGAGCAAATTGCTGCGGCAATGGCTAAATACAATGTTTCCCCCGAAGATTTGCAGACCGCCTTGGGCGAGACAACATTCTCTGATGCGACTAAGTATGCGTTGACGCACGGCTCTGGTCTTCAGGAATTAAATAGCAACATTAGCAATTGGCTGGCTAAAAACCCATACGCAACAAACGCACAAATTCAAGCTGAACAAGCCAAGTATGGCGTAAGCGACGAAGACGTGGCACGCGCCATGAATGGTTTGAATTCATCTGCCGCCAAAGAGTATGCGGTTGTTCACGATATGGGCTTGGACCAGCTGTATAAAAACATCTTGGATTACCAAGCTGCTGGGCACACTCCAGAGGAAATTGCAGCGGCTATGGCCGCTACTGGCGTTGAGCAACGTGACATTAACAATGCCACCAAGTATGCAACAGAGAACAAATATACGGCTAACCCAACTTCTGCTGCCGCAGTTCAAAACTTTTTGAACACTACACAAGCTGCTGTTCCCGCGCACAGCTTTGGAGATAGCGTAGAAGCAATTCTTGCCGAACAAAAAGCTTTGGGAAATCCGGCAGTTAATGCAAACTTGGCCAACCTAGGTTTGGGTACAACCAACAAGGTTACGGCTGACGATTACTACCAGCCAGAAGATAATACGGATTACAGTTACATGCAGTTTGCGGAGGGCGGTATGGCTAAAGGTCGTTACTTGCAAGGAGCTACCGATGGAATGGCTGACGAACTCCCTGCACAAATCGGCGAAAGCCAACCTGCCGCGCTTAGCCATGGTGAGTTTGTTGTTCCTGCGGATGTCGTGTCTCATCTGGGTAATGGCAACTCTGATGCTGGGGCCAAGAAGCTTTATCAAATGATGGACAAAATTCGTATGGCACGTACTGGCAGTAAGAAACAAGGCAAGAAGATTAACCCCGACAAGTTCATGCCCGGTGGTTTAGCGGCATCTAAGTACGCCACAGGTGGCAAAGTCAAGCACTTCTTGGTTGGTGGAGCTACAGGCACTTCTGGTGTTGGCACTGCGGCCAACGCAGGCGTTACTGGCGTGGAATCTAACTTGTCCAACTGGGCAGGCGATTACGTTACTAACATGCTCGGTCAAGGTCAGGCATTGGCTAACTTGCCATACACAGCCTATATGGGCCCTCTGACAGCCGGTGAGTCACCATTGCAAACAGGTGCATTTAAAACGGCCTCTGGCTTAACAACTCCCACAAGTATTGGCACCGCTGCTGATACCGCTGGTAGCATTGCAACTAAAGCACAGGGTCTGTCTTACACGCCTACTACAACTTCGTTTGACGCTACGCAAGCGGCGTCTTACATGAATCCATACTTGAAGTCTGCGTTAGAACCCCAGCTGGCGGAAGCCCGTCGCCAGTCACAGATTACGCAACAAGCAAACGCTGCCAAGATGACACAAGCAGGTGCATTTGGTGGTGGCCGTCAGGCTATCCTTGATGCAGAAACACAACGCGCTTTGGGCGCTAACTTGGCTAACATTACTGGTACAGGTTACAG